ACCCATCAGTTACAGTTGATAAGATACTTAACCAAGAACTGACCTTTGAACTGTATAAGGACAGTGCAGTGTGTGCTAATGGTGCCATGTATCGTAAAGATGTCCGTGGGTTCCTACCTGAATTGATGGAGAAAATTTATAAGGATCGCACCATCTATAAGAAGAAGATGCTTATTGCAAAACAAGATTATGAAAAAACTCCAACTAAGGTATTGGAAAAAGAGATTGCACGATGCAACAACATTCAGATGGCTCGCAAGATTCAACTCAACTCTGCATATGGTGCTATTGGCAATCAATATTTCCGTTACTACAAACTGGCCAATGCGGAAGCGATTACGCTTTCTGGTCAGGTCTCTATCCGTTGGATTGAGAATAAGATGAACGGATTTCTAAATAAGATTTTAAAAACCGAAGAAGTCGATTATGTCATTGCATCCGACACTGACTCAATCTATCTTAATATGGGACCTCTTGTTGATAAATTTCTTAGTCATAAGTCTGATGATAAAACAAAGGTTGTTGAGTTACTTGATAAGATCTGTGAAGACAAATTGGAACCATTCATCGAACGATCTTATAAGGAACTTGCGGATTACGTTGCGGCGTATGATCAAAAAATGATTATGAAGCGTGAGAATATTGCAGAACGCGGTATTTGGACTGCGAAAAAACGTTATATTCTCAACGTATGGAACAGTGAAGGGGTTCAGTATTCTGAACCTAAACTTAAGATGATGGGTATTGAGGCAGTCAAATCATCCACTCCTGCACCCTGCAGAACGATGATTAAGGACGGTCTCAAACTCATGATGAATGGCACAGAAGAAGAAGTAATTAACTTTATTGATAAGTGTCGTAATGACTTTAAGGCACTTCCACCAGAACAAATTGCGTTCCCTCGTTCAGTATCGGATGTTGTGAAGTATAGATCTTATTCTGATATCTATTCCAAAGGAACTCCTATTCATTGTCGTGGAGCACTTCTATTCAACCATTATATCAAAGAGAAAAAATTGACAAATAAATATTCTCTTATTACTAATGGTGAAAAAATTAAATTTCTTTATTTGAAGAAACCAAATATTATTCATGAGAATGTCATCTCATTTATTCAAGACTTTCCACATGAACTTGGTCTTGACAAATACATAGACTATGACTTACAATTTGAAAAGTCATTTGTCGAACCACTCAAAGCAATTCTTGATGCGATTGGATGGAATGTGGAGAAAACTGTAAACCTTGAACTATTTTTTGTATAATGGATTTTTTAAACGAAATTGTAAAAGAGATTGGAGATGACTATACCAAACTGGCAAAAGACATCGACGACACAGAAACCTATGTGGACACGGGTTCTTACATTTTTAATTCACTGGTCTCAGGTAGCATATTTGGCGGTGTTTCTGGGAATAAGATTACTGCCATTGCTGGTGAGTCTTCTACTGGCAAGACTTTCTTTTCTCTCGCTGTCGTCAAAAACTTTCTTGATTCTAATCCTGACGGATATTGCCTTTATTTTGACACCGAGGCAGCAGTTAATAAATCTCTTCTCGAAAGTAGAGGAATTGATCTCTCACGTTTGGTCGTGGTTAATGTAGTAACTGTTGAAGAGTTCCGTAGTAAGGCACTCAAAGCAGTGGATATGTATTTAAAAAAATCTGAAGATGAACGCAAACCCTGCATATTTGTGCTAGACTCTTTAGGAATGCTCTCCACTGAGAAAGAGATCACTGATGCACTTAATGAAAAACTGGTTCGTGATATGACAAAATCACAACTGATTAAGGGTGCGTTTAGGATGTTGACACTCAAGTTGGGGCAGGCTAAAATTCCTATGATCGTTACCAACCATACCTATGACGTTATCGGCTCTTATGTTCCTACTAAAGAGATGGGAGGTGGTAGTGGCCTTAAGTATGCTGCCAGTACCATTATTCATCTTAGCAAGAAGAAAGAAAAAGATGGCACCGATGTCATTGGAAATCTTATCAAAGCAAAGACTGCTAAGTCGCGTTTAAGTAAGGAGAATCAAATTGTTACAGTGCGCCTTTATTACGATGAGCGTGGTCTTGATCGATATTATGGTCTTCTTGAACTTGGTGAGGCTGGCGGACTTTGGAAAAATGTAGCAGGTCGTTATGAGATGACTGTTGATGGTGAGACTAAAAAGGTCTATGCCAAGGCAATTCTGAAAGAACCAGAAGTTTATTTTACGGAAGAAGTAATGCAGCAACTTGATGCTGCCGCGAAGAAGATTTTCTCCTATGGAACGAATTGAGACTACAATTCTCAGAAACTTAATATGTAACGAAAATTATTCTCGCAAAGTCATTCCATTTATAGAACCAACATATTTTGAGCAAAGAGGTGAGAAAGTAATCTTTGAGGAGATTACTCAGTTCATTGTGAAGTATGGTTCTGCCATTACAACAGAAGCACTAAATATTGAGGTTGAAAATAGAACAGATCTAAACGAGAGTGAGATTAAAGAAACCAGAGACATCTGCAATTCGTTTACAGATCTTCCAGTAGATAATGAATGGTTATTAGACACTACCGAAAAGTGGTGTCGTGACCGTGCAATTTATCTTGCACTGATGGAATCTATTCACATTGCAGACGGAAATGATGAGAAGAAGGGTAGAGATGCTATTCCCTCTATTCTTTCTGATGCTCTGGCAGTTTCTTTTGACAACAACATTGGACACGATTACTTAGAAAATTATCAAGAAAGATATGAGTACTATCACAGGAAGGAGGAGAAGGTTTCGTTTGATCTCGAATACCTTAACAAAATTACGAGCGGGGGTATATCTAATAAGACTCTTACTATCGCGCTTGCTGGTACTGGCGTCGGGAAGTCTTTATTCATGTGCCATGTTGCTAGCTCCGTGTTGCTCCAAGGGAAAAACGTACTCTATATTACAATGGAGATGGCAGAAGAGAAAATTGCTGAACGAATTGACGCAAACTTATTAGATGTTGCCATTCAGAATATTGTAGATTTGCCTAAGTCAACGTTTGAGAATAAAGTAACTAAGTTGGCAGCAAAAACACAAGGCACACTTATAATTAAAGAATACCCTACAGCATCTGCACATAGTGGACATTTTAAAGCACTTCTTAGTGAGCTTGCACTTAAGAAGTCATTTAGACCTGATATTATTTTCATTGATTACCTTAATATATGTGCTTCCTCCCGTTATAAGTCAGGGATGTCTGTCAATTCATATAGCTATATTAAATCTATTGCAGAGGAGCTTAGAGGGTTGGCTGGCGAAGCCGAGGTCCCTATCGTATCTGCCACCCAGACCACTCGTTCTGGTTATGGTAGCTCTGATGTTGACCTTACTGACACTTCTGAGTCCTTTGGTCTCCCTGCTACTGCTGATCTTATGTTTGCCCTTATTAGCACTGAGGAACTTGAGCAGATTGGACAGATAATGGTGAAGCAATTAAAGAACAGATACAATGATACTGTAGTCAATAAAAGATTTGTTGTTGGAATTGATCGTGCCAAGATGCGTCTTTATGATTGTGAACAGTCGGCACAAGATAATATACTTGACTCCGGACAAGAAGAGGAGTATAATAACGAAGAAAGAGCAAAAAAATCATTTGCAGGATTTAAGTTTTGAGAGGATACTATTCAGTCTTTGATCCAGATGGTAAGAAAATTGCTGATTGTGGTTCTATCAAAGATGCCGTTAATCTTCTTAGAACAAGAGGCGATGGGCACTACTATCAATTTAACCCAATCTATGAAACAGTTGACGTTCAACTCTTGGAAAGACCAGAACTTCCTACCAGAGATATTACTATTGATGTGAATAGTAATTCTTATGAAGTAGAAGAACCTGAATACATTGAAGTCCAAGGACAAAAATTACAAATACAACAATCCGAACAACCCAAATTAGACTTATGAGTAATGTAAACACTGATGCATATCTTGAGTTTGTGAATGCCGTCACATCTCAACCCAGTCAAGATGCCGATGCCTTTGAGTATCGTATTCAAGAACTTCGTGGAGAAGGATTTGAAACCCACCGACTTCTTACTGCTGCTGTAGGAATGTCTGCTGAGGCAGGTGAGTTTACTGAAGTTGTAAAAAAAATTATCTTTCAAGGTAAACCAGTAAACGAAGAGAACCTGTTTCATCTCAAACGAGAACTTGGTGACATCATGTGGTATGTGGCACAAGCATGTATGGGACTTAATATTTCTCTTGATGAAGTCATTGAGATGAATGTAGATAAACTTAAAGCACGATACCCTGGTGGAGATTTTGATGTCCACTATTCTGAAAACCGTGTTGAGGGAGATGTATAATGGATGGTGCAGTTCATGCATGGAATACTATGAGTTATGGAGAAGGACTTCTCTTTTCTCTATGGTTATTGGGTATGTATTTTATTAAACTAAAAATGGATAAGAAGTTTGGACGATGAGTATTGAAGGTATTTTAAATGATTGCAAAAACAATTGAATCTATTGCAAAGAATGAACTCTACATGGGTTACATCTTTGGTATTATGATCTTGGGTGGTTTCATCCGGGATTATTCTGCATTAGAAGATGTCTATTCTTTGGCAAAGAAATATATTAAGGACAATCGTGTTCTTGTAATCATCACTTCTTTATTGGGTGGTATTCTTCCTATTCCGGGGCGAGTTGCTTTATCAGCACCACTCCTAGATGGCATCGCACCAAAAGATAAAGAACGTCGTTCTGATTTTGGTGTGATTGATTATCTATCTGTTCATCACTATTATTGGTGGTCTCCATTAGAGAAGACAGTGGTTCTTCCTATGGCAGTGATGGGAGTTTCTTATTCAACTTTTCTTGGATATACCATCATCCCACTTATCATTACTCTTGCTTACACTTGGTGGTATATTTTCACTAAGGTTCCTGCTTCTTCTGTTGTTCCTAATTTGGAATATGTTCGTGAGTTCAACTGGCGTCGTGCTCTTACTGGATGGGCACCACTCATTGCTACTGTGATTCTTCTATTGAATACAGGTAAGGGTGGAGCAATCTTCTTCTTCCCTTGGTTCCTTGGAATGGCAATCTACTATTCTATTGTGTTTAAGGATTGGAAGTGGGGTAAGTGGTTAGATGGTAAGTTTGCCATCATTGCTACGATTGTCCTTGCTCTTGGTGGTGTGGTAGGATTGATTAAAGGTCCAGTCATGGACTATCTTCAGGCAGCAACGCCCGAAATGTTAATTCCTGCATCTCTCGTTGCTATGGTTGCTGCCTACATTATGGGTTCATCTGGTAAGTATGCTGGTATGACCTCTGCACTTGTGGCAATCTTTGGTCCTCAATATTTGGTATGGTTTCTTTGCACCGAGTATTCTGGATACATGATCTCACCCGCACATAAATGTTTGATGATCGGCCAACAATACTTTGGAACACCAATTCGCAAATACTACACTGTTCTTACCCGATTATGTGTTATATTGATTGGTTATGCAGCACTTGTTACATTTGTATTCTGATGTATACAATTCTCAACTATCTCATATCATTCTGGACGGTAGTTGTAATTAATTGTATAGAACCTGTGAACTGGAAATACTGTTATCGGATTGACCAGTGGTTAGTTCCAGATATTCAAGAAGGATGGAAACATTATACTGGTGAGATAGTTCCCTATCAAACCGAAAAAGAATATTTAAAGTCAATAGAAGA